TAATCCGTGGTCCAAGTTCCTTGTTCCGTGCTGGTATTTGCTGTAAATTTGGGTTCGAGTAACTGAATCTTCCAGTCACTGTTCCACCATTATCTGATCTTAGCTGGTTTATTTCAGCATGAATTCTTTCGTTGTGATTATGTTTTATTATGGTATCAATAAATGTGGTATGCGCCTTGTTAATTTCACGAGCGCGGGCAATTCTTTTCACCAGTGGGTGGGGGTGATTTTGAAGAAAGTTTTTTGTAAATGATGGAGAACCTGTTTTTTCGGTGCGGTCAAATGGTAGGCGAAGTTTTTCAAAAACTTGCGCAATACTCCTTGCTGCCCATATTTGAACATCTACTTGTGTTTCTTTTTTTATTTCTGATAAGCATAATTTTTCTTCTTTACTTAACTCTTCTTTTAATTGGTGCGCTGCTGGAATATCTACACGGACTCCTAAAAAACGCATATCGACTAAGCAAGGAAAAAGTTCTGTCTCTAATTCAAAAATAGAATTTAGGTCTTGGTGTAAAATTTCTTTTTTTAATTCTTGCCATAATTCATAAGTTAGTTCAGCATCTTTTTCTGCATATGCACCTACGTACATAGCAGGAAGTTTGTACATTTCTGCTTTAGCATCTACTCCCCAATCTTTTGCAGCTTGATATAAAGCAGACTCATCTTTACCCATACCAATATATCTTTTACTACAATTGTTTAAATCATAACGCATTTGATTTTCATCAACAATTGCTGCAGCCATCATAGTATCTACAATTCTACCATTAATTAACATTCCAATTGATCTCAACCAACATACGTCGTACATTGCATTATGAAATATTTTAATAGAATCAGTTTTTAAAAATGATTGAACCCACATTAAAACTTTATTTCTATCCATATTGCCTCCACCTTCGTGAGCAATAGGATAATAAGCTGACCAACCTTTTACAGCTACAGCTATACCAGTAATGCAACCATTTTTAGAAATAGAACCTGATCCCATTTTAATTAAATCAGGATCTTTTGTTTCTAAGTCAATTGCTATTTCATCATATTTAGTTAAATCTGGAAAATCTTCTGGTGGTAACCATTCAGTTTGAGCTTTAAATAATGGAATTTGCATTATTTATTTTCCTTCCATTTATTATAACCATCAACCCATGAAATTTTCTTTTCTTTTTTT